AGGTATCTGATTCGATATACTTCAGTCCGAAGTTGCCAAAGAACATGTCTTTGACGCGATTTTCCCGGACGGCAAAGATAGATGTATTCAATGATGCTTTATCCAATGTGCCTTCCATCTGCTTTTGGATATAGTCTGTACCAAGAATCTTGATATTACTGAATGAAGACGCCCGGAGATAGTAGATCGTACCACGCCGTAACTGGGTAAGCATCGCTTCGATTCGCCTGCAGTAATTCGTGAGCTTCCGAACGGCCGCCTCGTCATTGCGCAGCTGTGCATTCTCAAGGAGATAATACCGGTGATCGAGTTCGAGCGCGATAGCCTGAATTGTACGGATCTTTTCCGGATTCACTTTTTGCTCATACTTCAGGAACCAATCCTGGTCTGTTTCGATATTCGGAGTGGATGTAGTACCGGTAGTACCCATAAAATAAGGTGAATCGTAAAAGCACGTTGATTTAGAACGCATCGCCGGCCGTACATTCTCATCCACTACACGCTGCTTGATATGCAGCATCTCATCCATGTATAAGTGGGCTATATTCTTACCGTTTGCCCGCTCCGGCCGCTCACAGCTGACAAATTGGATAACTGTACCATTCACAAATGATATTGTGTTTTTCCAGTCTGTAATGAGTGTACGACATGGTTTGAAGTGCGTCGGCGGCCGCTTACCGATACAATAATACATATCCTCTTCATAGTGATCGGTAAAGAATTCCATGATACCAGGAACAAGGTTCTCGAATATAGATTTGTAGGTAGAAGCCAAAAACACCTGCACAGATCCAGGCATACTATTCTGTACGCGGTCTATACGAGGTCCGAGTATATGAGTAGTCTTACCGGATCCACGGCCTAACTCGAAATACATATCCTGAGTATCCGCCAACAGGGCCAGCGTCTGTACTGCAGAATAGTATTGCTCATCGAAATGCTCTTTATTGATTACCCGTTTCTTCATAATCTACATCCTCTATTCCGGCTTCCATCTCCAGCTCATTCAGTACCCGCTCTTTATCCTTATTTGACAAGCCTGATTCCTCGATTAGCTGCTTACCACGCGCCAACAGTTCGCGCATTCCTGTACCGCCGAGTCCGAGGCGTGCAGCCTGTACATCCGGAGATACTAACATCCGCTTGAATTTGATACGCTCCGGATCCACGCGACCCGCAGCAGCTTTAGTACGGTACTCACATGCTATCTCGTATGACCGGCGCGCCGCCTCCAGTTCGCCATTCTTTTCACACAGGCTACCAAGCCGGTCCATCTTATCGGCATAGAACTCCAGCCATTCCTCCGGGCATGTATCCATCTGGGAGTGTACATAAGATATGCTTTCGGATATACGACGGCGGGCAGTACTCAGGCTGATGGTGGGGAACTCCTTCTGCAGCTGTATGGCCGCACTCATGATTGTACCATCTGAATCCGGGCTGCTGAAGATCGCATATGCACGCGATATCTGCAGAATTACATCCGCTATCTCCTTAGAGGCTCCTCCAAGCTGCTGACCATTCGTCTGCTTGATGAGACTTACGGTTTTAGGATCCAGATTTCTTATTTTCTCGATGTTTGTTTCCATTCCTTATATTTTTGTTCTATCCTTGGTTTTACCTGGCAAAATCATATATCCGCTAAATTCCGCGCCGTGTCATCCATGAAAGCGAAGCAGCGTGCGCGGGGTTCGGTAACACAAATACTTATTTTGGACATTTTTACGTTTTTTTCAATTTGCTATATTTCAGCACTTTAGCTATTTTGACATTAGTTAGGTAGCTCCAAAATTTAGAATTTTTGGACAAAAATTTGGACATTTAGCAGAAAAATCTCCGTTTAATGGCCAGTGATTTTGATTTGCTCCCGACATGAATGTTGCTACCAAATTGTTCCACGGTAATTTTTCGTGCGCACGCGCACACGCTCATATCATACACGCACACATGCAGGCGCGAGGTCAAAAGACGCGATTTTTTTGAAAAAAAATTTCCAAAAATCCACTCCTACACTCCTACACTCCTACAAAATACATTTTTGCGTCTTTCGGCAATTCCTATTGTTATTATATAAATTATTGATTTTCAATATAATATATATAAGAATAGTGCTATTATTTGCTTTGTAGATTATTGTAGGAGCGCGTTGGAAATTGTAGGAGTATGTAGGAGTGACATTTTTTGACGCTGTAGGAGTTGTAGGAGTGTAGGAGTACCCTCCACCTACACTGTAGGAGTGTTTTTTGGCTACTCCTACAAAATTTGTAAATCATAAATCGCTGATTTTAAGCACTTTACATTTTTCGGCACCCGGTTTTGTAGGAGTGTAGGAGTGTAGGAGTGGAAAAATCGAAAAATTTTTGAAAATACAAATTTTTTGCAAAATCGCGTCTTTTTTCACTACCGGCTATCCTATAGGCTGCTTTTCAGTAATCCGATCCGACGGTGTAGTGTCCTGCTGTTTAACCGGCACTTCAATGCGGAAACCGAGTTTTATATTTTGTTCCACGGCGTGCGGGAAGTTGAGCTGTATGGCGCGGTTGATCTCCCTGCATACGAATTTCTCCGGATACGAAAGCGCATTCAGATAGACCACATAGTTATAATAGACATCGGCACCGGATTTGGAGATCACGCCATCATTCTCCACGTTGGTAATACTGGAGTTGATACCGATACCGGCGAGCGTGACCTGGTCGGCGCGCTTGTCATAGGAGATGACGGAATCGAAATAATCCTTGAACTTGGACGGGAACTCTACAAACTCCCATCCTTCCTGACCTACCTTGGTAGTAGCGTACAGTTTGCCCTGGTTCTTACCTTCTCCGGATAAGAGGTTGGTGATCTTCTCCAGCTCATTAGCTATCAGATCATCCACCATATTCTGGTTGAAGGCGTACGGTACTTTCTTCTCCGGATCCACGAGCTTCACGCCGCGGTACTCAGGAACCCATTTGCTTTCAACCGAACTGATATTCTGGCTGCATAGACTTTTCAGTATATCCGAATGGATCTGTATCCACGCTTGCGGGATTTTCACATGCACATGTGCATTAAGTGCATTCTTCAGATAGCTATTCAGATACTTAGGCGTGAGGTTGGAAGCCTTCACCCATTCACGAAGACCGGCGAACCACTCATTATAGGCATATACCCATTTGCCGAATGATTTGGAGCTATTGAAGGCAATCGCATTCGGGTACTTGAACGGTTCTGCAGGATCCAGCCGGTTATATATTTCGAAATCCATTCCATTCGAGCGCAGCATCCAGTCTCCGATTGCCACATACTGACAATCGTTCTGCTTTATACGCCGATGGATAGGATTATCCTCCATCGCCAGGCGTGCTTCATCGGCACCGATGTAGCTAAGTGCAAGAATGGATCCGCGCTGCATGCCCGGCAATACACGCCCTTTCGCAAAATGGTATTGCGTAACACAGGTACGCACACGGTAGTAATCGGTGATCAACTGGCGCAGGTAGTCCTCATAACTATCGACGCCGTATTTCTCCCAGCTATCGAGCCAGTTCTGAATCTGTTCATCTTCAACCGGCACACGGATCTTCTTACCGTCCACAATCTGCTCCTGGTACAGATACGGACCATGACCGTAGAGGAAGTCCTCCTGTTTGCGCAGAATACCCGGCAGCAGCTTATTCTCCCGAATGAGCGCATCCACTTCTTGAGGATAGAGGTTGTGCAGTTCACCCCAGATAGGTATATGATATTCTCCGACGGTGACGCATACATTTTCTCCGGTGTAGGGCTTATAGAGCCGCCGGTATGTATCCAGCCGTTCCTGCTCGTCATCGCTCAGGCCGTCGATGGTAAACATCGCCACGCCGCCCTTCTTGGATCGCGTATAGCCTATTCCGTTACCAAGGAATTCTGTTTCGGCACCCGGAGTGCTTACTTTTTTTGACTTTGCCATAAGAAAAACGTATAAAATTTGCGCAAAGTTACTAATCTTTTCCGACACATCAAAAGACACTAAATAAGTGCATTTTTTGTGCGATTTCATAAAAAATATGCGGGCTATTCATCCGAACCACCCGCACTTGATAAAGCATTACTATTATTTCGCGTCCACCTACAAAACGGGATACTAACAGAAATAACGATTGATAGTATACAGTTTATAAATGTTCACTTCTACTTTCAAGGAAGTAGCCACCTTTATTCCAATGTTACATCGTGCCAGTTATTACCAAACCGTACCTTTATGATCAGTCGTTTGCGGCACTGTTTGGATTCGCCGGTATCGAGGTCTTCGAAATAGATGAATCGGTCTGTCATGGCGAACTTACGCTGTGAGGAACCGTCTGCTTTGTCTCCATCGGCATCAATCGGGCGCGATCTCAATCTACATCGCTCGTATTTGCGCAAGCCGTATGGTTTCGTGCTTGCATAGAAGACCAACCCGAAGTCCTTGCCGGTTTGCCGGATGAGTCTCATGCGTCGTATAGCTTCTGTAACCGTCATGCTATCCCTCCTGTAATACCCGCTGCATGAGTTCCGCCAGCCGCTCGGAGCGTTCCAAGTTCTTCTGCAGCCGTGCGCGTTCGTCTACGGAAAGGTCTTTCTTTTTGAGCGAAGAACGAATGCGCGTGCTGTTATGATGGATATTCGCAGCCTGTTTCATAAATTTATCCGGATCGGTGCGTTTGAGTTCACGGAACTTGTTCATAGTAGCGCGTTCTTCGAGGAACTGTACGGCTATCGGATGTTTACAGGGAAATACATGCGTATCCTGATATACTTCCAGTTCATGCTGCGCCATTCGGTTACGGTCGTCCAGTTCGGCAATCATTACCGCTTTCTCCGGGCAGTCGTCAATATCCGCCCTGAGTGCTACCATTCGGTGCCAGGTGTTTACGCGCTCATCGTACAAGAGAATGCAGAGTTGTATATCTTGATTGGTATTATCGGCCCAGTCGATGCGGGGGAACTCTTCAGTTTTGCCGGGCTTTTTCTCTGTAGATGGCTGGCAGGTCGTCGCTATCTCGCCGGTGTTTTTGTCGCTTATTTTTAGTAGGTCCTTCGTGGGTCCTTCGTGTTTATCAGCCACTTTCGCGCCACTCTCGCGCCACTCCAAGATAGTTGCTTCATCCACCTTAAGCAGCATCTGATAAATCATACGGCGGCATAGAGCTGCTTTATTGACGCGGTTGACGCGCGCCAGTTCTGCCATGAGCGGATGATGCGGGAAGAACTGAGCAAACAACTCCCGGTCCCGCTCGAAACACTTCTCATCCGCAAGCCGGTCCTTAATCGCCTGACGCTCTGCAATCGAATACTGTTTCATACTCATTCCATTTTGCCGTCTCTGTTTCCATCAATGGAGATAGTAGTGTCTCCGTGTGTTAATTTGGCGTCAATACCTCTGTCTATCGCTTCCCATAGTGCGAAGAGTGCGCCCCATGCCATGAGTTCGCCGACAGCGACAAAGACGCTGGAGTCGATGATCCACATAGGAGGCGTAAAGAAAGAGACGGTAATCAGGACGGCTGACAGAATAGCCAGAACCAGTGCCGCTATTCGCGCCCGTGTACATTTTTGTCGGTCTTTCATTTTTGTACCTGTTTAATTTTTATGCAAAGTTACAACTTTTTAGTGAGACCGCAAAAGACAATGTTTTACCGGTAAAAAGCGTGTCTTTTGGTATTCCGTAAAGATTTCGTAATTTTGCACCGAATTTAGCGGAAAGCGGAAAAATGTGGACATCCGATGAAATATGCAGTACGGTAGTTCTTTGCCCGGCAAAGTACGTGACCGCTTGCACAGAGACGAACTTCCTTGCATCCGATGAGAGCAAAGTGGTAGAGTTACGATCTCGTGCAAGGGCGCAGTTCAACCGGTCGGAGAAAAACACGGACGGCGGGAAGTTGCTTGAAGAGGATATAACTTTCACCTTCGAAGACAATAGCATCACCGCATCACTCCGCAAGTCCAAATTCAAATACTGGATAGCGCGCGTATATACCGTAAAAGGAAACACGCGCACGATCGGCAGCCTCCGTTATCCGGCTGTGATGGAGATGGAAGGAACCGACACCAGCGATACTCTGACATTAAAAACGAAACAAGAGGTATAATTATGAATAACCAGATCATCAACGAGCTTCGTACCTCGCCATTGGCGATGGTACATACAGGAACGACAGAGATGGAGGCAGTTCTTCACGAGGCACAGCGGCCCGCATCCGGTTATCCGGAGATCCAAGCCGTGCAGCGCGCGCAGAACGCCACCGATATTTGCAATGTATTCAACAATTCAGGATACAGTGCCGAGCGAATAGCTATCTTCAGCATCACCGGCATGATGATGAAGTACGCGCACTTCAACTTCAGCTCTGAAGATCTCGAATGGACCGTACCGGGAATAGACGATATTGCATTGCTGCTTGAGTATGTTATGCAGAGCGAAGATATCGACGGCGCGATTCTGGTCTTCAACACACCGGGCGGTACCACGCAATCGCTAATCCGACTGGAGGAAGTGCTGAAGAATCGCACCAAGCCGGTAGTAGCCGTCGTAGATGGCATGTGCGCCAGTGCCGGCATGTACGCAGCATCACTGTGCGACCGTGTAATAGCACTCAATAAGATGTGCAGCGTCGGATCTATCGGCGTGATGGTACAGCTCGTCGATTACGGTCCGTTCTATAAGAAGCAAGGCATCAAGATCATCGAGATTTATCCTCCGGAGAGTGCAGACAAGAATAAATCTTACCGTGACGCTATCGACGGAAAAACGCAGACCATGATCGATGAGGTACTTACCCCGCTGGCTGTCAATTTCCAGGATATAGTACGTTCGCACCGTCCGGTGGATGAATCCATCGAAGGCGTATTGTCCGGAAAGATGTTTTATGCCGAAGAAGCAATCAAAGCCGGTCTTGTTGACGAGATCGGCAACTTCGAATCCGCTGTAGCCGTTATTACCGGCATCAAGGATGGTAAGGAGATTGCTGAAGCTATGTAAATCCGTCACATGTAACTATAGTATTAACCCTTTAACTTTTTTTCGCAATGAAGAAATGGCAAAAAAATGTAGCGGCTATTCTCAAAACAATGGGTATCAGCCGCGAGAAAGTAGCCGCCGGTAACATCTCCGCGGAAGAGTGGAAGCAGATTGAGGAGGCCTACAAGACCGCTCACGGCAAAACTCTGGCCGAGGACAAGGAAGCCGGTGAGGAAGCAGAACCCGACCCTGCGGAACCCGAAGCTGCAGCTGCACAGTTGAGCGACGAAGAGCGCGCGACGATTGCTGACATGCTGGGTGTGGATCCTGCAACGGTAGCCGCAGAGCCGGCAGCGGCAGCGCAGCAAGCCGCACAGGCTGCACAGGCTGCACGCATGCAGGCCGAGCAGATGGCGCATCAGCCGGAAGTCAAAAAGCCGGTAGTGGTTGGTGCCATGAAGCGTGCAAACGTATTCGGTGGTCCTCATACCGCTACTCACTTGTACGGAATCGAGAACGATCTCTATTCCCGTGAGAAATTCTACAACCAACTGACCGGCGCATCCGTAGTGAACGAGTCACCGCGCGGCGAAGAGATTCAGATGGTTCAGCGTGACTTCCTGAAGATGGCAGGTCTCGTGTCCCAGCGTCTTACACAACTGCGTGAGGCCGGCGCACTGGCAAGCCTGACCATGGCAAGCCTCCACGGCGAAGGTCAGATCAACATGGTACCGCCGACCTCCGAACTCGGTGAGTATCTGGTACGTCGTACGGACGCAATCATCGCGTACTTCAAAGAGGTGCCTTCCGTCCGTG